CTTCACCGCTATGAAGGAATTCACGGATAACGAAGGCCGCAAGCTCGGTATTCGTCCGACGCACCTGATCACGGGCAACGGCAATTTCTTCAAAGCCCGCGACATCCTCATGTCCGAAAAGATCGACGGTTCCACCAACACCGATCGCAACCTCGTCCAGATCATGGAAGCGCCGCTGCTCGATTAGTCCTGGCACCCGCGCAATCCCGGCGGCCAACCTCCCGGCCGCCGGGTTTTCCGGCAAGCGGCATGCGTGCCGTTTTCCCGAAAACCCAAAGGAGAAGCGAATGTCCAAGCGGACCACAGCCAGACCGGCCGCAAAGCCGGCCGCCCCGGAAGTCCTGAACGGCTCGAACACGTTGCCGGCACTGATCGAGGTCGCCGAGGGCAAGTCCCTCCAGCTCGGCGCAATCGTGGTCGTTGCTCATCAGGCATCCGGCCTGACGGCGGAGGCTTGGAACGCTCTGCCCGAGGCGGAGCGCGATGAGCATCTCAACAAGACGATCGAGAACATCAAGTCGGCTGTTGCTGCCGGCGCAGAACCTGATCAGGTCATCCAGAAAATTATCGAGACTACTGCGCCTGTAACCGAAGGTGTCAACGATGCCTCGGACGACATGGAATTTGTGACCGTTGAACAGGTGCTGATCGTTTCGGCTCCGGGCGGTTCGCGCCGGCGCGCTGGTTTCGCCTTCGGACCGGAGCCGATCGATCTGACCTTCGACCAGCTCGGCGAGACCGATGAAGAGCGCAAAGCGGTTCTCGACACCCTGCGCGCCGATCCGAAGCTGAAGCTCGACAGCCGCATGATCGAAGCCAGCGACGACGACTAAGACTTCCGCGGAGTGGACCAACGGTAGGTCATCAGGCTCATAACCTGAAGGTTGGCGGTTCAAGTCCGCCCTCCGCAACCAGATACGGGGTGGGAGCGTCGCGAGGGGAAACCCGAAGCCCACCGGTGGTGAGAGTGCCACCGGAAAACAGCGGCAAATTCTTGAGGACCATTTCCATGATCGCCTATGCCACGCTCGCCGACCTTGAGGCACGTTTCCCGAACGAATTGACGCTTGTCGCAGCGGACGAGCAGACCGGCCTTCGCGATGATGACCGCATCGAGAAGGGCCTCGCCGACGCCTCGATCGAAGTCCGCGCCATTCTGGCTGCTCGCTACTCCCCGGCCGAACTTTCCGCCCTTGACCAGAACTCCCTCGATGCGCTGCGCCTCTACACCATGGACATCGCATTCTACCGCATCGCACTTGCCTTCTCCCGCTCGTCCGAGAACATCAAGGAACGCTACAACGCGGCTATCAAACGCCTTGAAGCGATCGCCGCCGGCAAGGGCGCGCTGACAACCACGATTTCCGGCGATGGCGATAATGGCAGCAACGGCGGCGATGTCGGCCAGCACGAAGTTATTCTGGAAGCTCCGGAACGCATGTTCACGCGTGAAAGGCTCGGCCGGATATGAGCGGAATCTCTCTCATTCTGGATGTGTCCGATCTGGAGACGGCCGAGCGGAAGCTTCGGCCGCTCTTCGACTTCGAAGCCTCCGAACTCATGAGCGCGATCGGCGCGGTGGGCGAGAACCAGACGCGCCGGCGTATTGCCGAGGAGAAGACCGCGCCGGACGGCACGCCATGGAAACCGAACCATGCCGGCACGCCGATCCTTGTGGCAACGGGCCAGCACTTGCTGTCCTCGCTGGTTTGGACGGCCTCGGCCGAGGAAGCCGAGTGGGGATCGACATGGGAATATGCCCACGTTCATCAGGACGGCATGACGATCGTTCTGAAGAACGCCGACCGTCTGGCTTTTCAGATCGGTGGCCAAGCCGTCTTCGCCAAGGAAGTCGAAATCCCGGCCCGCCCGTTTGCCGGCCTTTCGGAAGAAAACCGGCGTGAGCTGCTCGATGTCGTCACTGATCATTTCGGAGGGCTGCTGCAATGATTGAACCGAAACCGCTTGTCAGCCTCCTTCTGGATGATCGGCTTTTGCCCCTGCAGTCGGCAATCGTTGCTCGGCTGCTGGCGCTTTTGCCCGGCGTTGCCATTGTGCGCCATCCGGGCAAGGTCGATATTTCCGAGCTGATAGCCAAGAGCGTCGTTGCCGCTCCCGGCGTCGGTATCGGCTGGAGCCGCATTCGCGAGATCGCTATTGTTGACGGCTCCTTCAGCCTTTCCGTCGAGTGGACTGCCTACATCGTCGCCGAGGCAAAGCCGATCGCTGCCAAGCGTGTTGAAAAGGAGGCTATTGCGCTCGCGATCGGCGCACGCCTCCTGCAAATCCTCGGCGACGACGAAACCGCGATGTGGGGCCTGACGGGCATTCTGCCGCCAGAGACCACGCCTCAACCCGAGCTGAAGCCGCTCTTTACGGTTCGTGATGCTTCGCAGGGTGCGGCCTATTACACCGTCACCTGGACTCAGATCGTGGTTGACCTCGGCGAGACCGCATTCCCGACTGAAGGCGGCACGTTCAGCGAGGAGGACAACTGGATCAAGTTCGCCAGTGACGCGACGATTGAAGCCATGCGCCCCTTCATTCCGGCGAAAGAGGAGCCGGACAATGCGTGATCCGGTCGAACTGGAGCTGCGCCGGCAGGCCGCCCGAACCGAAGCTGCAGAGCGTCGTCTGGCGCAGACGGTGCTTTATGGAAAAGTCGCGGAGAAGGATTCCGAAAAGCGCCGTCTTCGCCTGAAGCTCGGAACGTCGAGCAAGGGCGAAGACGTTCTGTCGCCATGGCTGCGCTGGCAGGAAGCCGGCGTCGGCAGCCTTTCGATCCACGGCGAACCGGCAGTTGGCGAGCAGATGATGATGCTTTCGCCATCCGGCACGATCGGAGCCGGCTCGATCGCCATGCGCGGCTCCTATGACCGGGATCACGCCGCGCCGTCGAAATCCTCCGACACCGCCGTCATCACCGCCGGCAAGGGCCGCATCGAGCTTGGGCCTGAAGGTATCAGGCTGATCGGCGATGTCCGGGCAAGCGGCGGGACCTTGGAACACGAGGGCGTCTACATCGGCGAAAAACACAAACACACCGAAGTGCGGCGCGGCGGTGAAGTTTCCGGCCCACCCGAATCCGACAACTGAAGGAAACCTGAAATGGCGAAAGCACCCCGAAACACTCCAGCGACCGAGCCAGCCGAACAGCCAGCAGCTGCTGCCGTCGCCACACCGGACGATGGCAAGAAGGACTATGTCGTGACGGAAACAGCACCCGCGCGTGTTGCCGGCCGTCGCGTCAAAGCGGGCGATACGCTCCGCCTGTCCGAGCATGAGGCGCTTGCTGAAGAAATCGCCCAGCACATCAGCCCGGCCGGTTCCGATGACAAGACCGACGCCGGCGCTGACGCTTCAAGCGACGTTTGAGGGGCTTTTGAAGAATGGCAGGAGCGTTGCGCATCCGATCGGGTTTCGACCAGAAGACGGGCAGGATCATCACCGGTCCGACCCATCTTGCACAGTCGCTCGGCAAAATCTGGCACACTCGTATCGGCACCCGGATCATGCGCCTGTCCTTCGGATCGGACCTTCGGTCGCTTCTGGCTGAGGACTTGTCGCCGGCGCTTGCGCTCCTGCTTTACAACGAAATGGTGGCCTCGGCCGCACGGTGGGAGCCGGAATATCGCATCACGCAGCTCCAGCTCGTCAGGATGACGGAAGGCGGCGCGCTCGGTATTCGCCATGGCGGTCTCTATTATCCCGAAGGTCGTTTCGGGAATTACGATAAGGCCGTGGTTCTCGGCCTGTCGGCGGCTAGCGCTGTGAGGTTCGCGGCATGACAGTGGAAACCATCGACCTTTCGCGTCTGCCCGCTCCTGAAGCTATCGAGGCGCTTGATTTCGAGACGCTGCTCGCTGCCTTCAAGGCTCGTTTTGTGACCTCGTGGAATGCTGCACGGGCGAAAGACCCTTCCTTGCCGGCTTATGACACCATTGATCTCGAAACGGACAGCGCCAATATTGCCGGCCAAGCATGGTCTTGGTTGCGTCTGCTCGATCGCCAGCGGGTGAATGATGGCCTGAAGGCGCTGCTTGTCGTTCTGGCCTCGAAGGGCAACCTCGACGCGGCGGTTGCCAGCAGGAACGTGCAGCGCCAGGTCATCATTCCGGCGACCGGCGATGCCGCCGCCATCATGGAGGGCGATTTCGCCCTTTTGCGCCGCTATCTGCTCTCTTACGACCTTCCGTCTGCAGGCTCTGCCGGCCGCTATCTCTACGATGCATGGACCGCTTGGCCACAGTCGGCCGACAGGACACATGGCCTTTGGGATGCCCGTGTGAATGGCCGGGCGGTGCACGGCCGGCGTGGCGATACAGACGTTGTCCTGATCGGTCCCGGCGGCCGCTTGCTGACCTCCGACGAACTGGCGACGATCCGGAGCGCCGTCGCGCATCCCGATCGCACACCGGAGGCTGTTGGCCTTTCAGTGATGTCGGCAACGCGCCAAGAGTATCAGGTGGCGCTCACGGTCGAGGTCGCCAGTTCGGGACCGTCGCCGGCGCTGCTAAAGGCGGAAGCGGAGAAGCGCGTCATTGCCGCAGCAACCGACCGGATCGCGATCAACGGCGAGGTTCCTGCAGCACTGCTCTCGGGTGCCGCCTATGGCTCCGGCATCGTCAAGGTGATCGATCGCGCCCCGGTGATCATTTCGGCCGACCCTTACGCGGTTCCGGTTATGACGGGCCTTGATATCGCGGTCGAGGTGCGCTCATGAGCGAGGCTTTCGAGAAGGCCCTGATTGCCGGCATGACCGACGATCTGCCAATTCCCTATGACGTCATCATGGACCCGTACCGCACGCCGGTGCGCTTCCTGCCGTGGCTTGCCGCCCATCACTCTGTCGATCTCTGGTACGATGATTGGTCCGAGGAGCGGAAGCGCGAGATGATTGCGCAGTGCGCCGGCCTGTCGACCGATTATCCCGCGTCACCCTTGGCGGCATTGAAAGGCACGCTTGTCGGCCTGAAGCGCTATCTGGCTTTTGTTGATGCCGACATCATTGACCGCATCGCCCATCCGGCCCGGTTCACCTTCGGTCGCGCTGTCATCGGCCGCACGCCGATCGCGCACCAGCCATTCACTGCGCACTACCTCGTGCACGTAACGCTGCGTGCTCCCAAAAACCATTTCCAAATCGGCCGATCTGCGTTTGGCCGTGCCGCTCTCACATCCGTCGATCTTGAGCCGATCCGCCGCGCCCGCCGTGCCATGGTCACCGCCAAGACGCCGGACACCCTCTACACCGTCACCTTCGCATGGCGTCGACCCATCACCCTGCAGGACGCCGTCATGATCGACGGCGGCACTTCGCCGGGCGGTTATCGCCAGCGCCAATATCTTTGATACGAGGACCAGCCTATGCCCCGCGTTACCTTCTCTAATGCCGAAATCGCTGACCACAGCGACTTTGAAAATATCAGCCTGTTCGCGCAGCAGGACATAGATGGCGTCTGGCGGGATGCAATCGGCTATCCAGCTCACTGGTCGCACTTCACGGTTGCCCGAAAGTCCGTGCAAGAGATCACCGTATCGCCGGGTCGATATGTTGCCGGTGAGAAGGTCTACGCGCAGGCTGCGTCCAAGGACGTCAACCTTCAGCTCCAAATTCCGCCTGCAGCGTCTGATCAGCGCTGGGTGGCCATCCTGCTGCGCGGCGAGGAGATCACCGAAACGGCGAGTAGGCCGTTCGAGACATCTCAGGACCCTGAGACATCGATCCCGGTGCAGCGTGTCACACCCAAGACCGTGCGCCGCATCGTCAATCTGATCGTCCAACCGGGCGAAGCGAATCCGGTTCCGGCAAAGCCGGTGGTGGCAGAGACTGACGCTTGCATCGCGTTTGTCCTGCTGAGATCGACCGGTGTTGATGTTATCGAGCCGGGCAACACCACCCGCGTCAAGACGCTCTATGAGGTTGAGGGCCGCGTAACGGCGCTGGAGATAAACCTCTCCGGGCTGTTCCTCCGTACCGAAACCATCGAGACGCAAATCACCAACATTGCCACCCGCCTCACCGATATTCCGCGCCCGGCGATCATCCGCCAGATGCAGCGCGACATCGGTGCCGCAAGGCTGAAGGTCGACCTGCCTGACGAGGCCCGCGCCTATGTCTTCGACAATGGCCTCATTCCCGATCGGTGGGACATGCAGCATGTGGACTGGCTGGCGCGGGTCGAGGAAGGCGTTCGCTTTGGATTTGCCGCGATGACACAGGCGCGTCTCGAAGTGCAGGCCGAGGACAATCCGCAGATCGCTTTCCGGGACCGTCGCATGGTCCCGGCTTTTGATGAGGTCGTGAAGATCGAGAACACGTCTCTCGACAGCACGCTCAACATCTCGCAGCTCGTGCATACTCAAACCACGCTGAAGCGACTGGAAGCCTCCCGCGTCCGCCTGACTTATGGACCGACCATGTGGGCGTGCGAAAATCAGGCAGGATGGTCTGGTCTTGGCGAGGACTCGCGTGTCGGCCAGATGTTGAACGTAGGGGGTGAAACTTTCGAGGTCGCCGAGGTCTACACTCGCAACAATGGCCACTCGCAATACGGCGTTCGCCAGATCCGCTACGAAATCTATAGCGAACCTTATTGGGAGTACGTCACCGAGAAGGTTGGGATGAACGGCTCCATTTACGCTCAGTCGTTTCTTGTCGCCCAGCCCATGCTGATGACGTCGATCGACCTGCATTTCGCCAAGGTTGGACTTGATGGCGATGTTCACGTCGCCGTGGTCGAAGTTTCGACGGGAGGCACCCCGCTGTTTGACCGTGTCCTCGCCATCAGCACGATCGAACACAAAGACATGGCGGTCGGCTGGGTTAACTGCGTCATGCCCTACACGTTGATGGAGAGCGGCAAGCGGTATGCCATCGTGACCGTGACCACTGGCGCGCACGCGCTCTCTGTTTCCACCGGCAACAAGTACACCGGTGGAACGCAGTTTATCTGCACGGATGGCGTGTTCGCCCAAGGCTCGATGGACATCGACTTCTGCTTCAGGGTGAATGGAGCGCGTTATCACAGCCCGCGCACGGTGATCCCGATGCAGGCTCTCAATCTCGCTGACGGCATGACACAGATCGACATGCTCTTCTCAGGTTGGGTGCCGGGCGGCACAGCACTTGTATGGGAAATCCGCCCTATAGGAACGACCGCGTGGGTCGAACTGGATGATGGCGACCCAACCACGAACCCGCTTGTTGGCCTGCCAGCATCGGTGGAGCTGCGCCTCGTGATGGTCGGCACGGCCGATCTTCAGCCGATGATCCAGCTGGACGCGAAAGCTGTCTCGCGGGTAGCTCGAAACCGCACCAACATGAAAGCGGTCACCAAGGCCTTCGATTTCGGCATCTCAACCAGCGCCATCGTTACGCAGTATACTCTGGATGCTTTCGACCCGGCTCACCACACCTTCACACCCCGGATCATGGTGGGCAACAACGTGATTGCTCCTGGCACCACAGTAGTCACGACCGACCCGAACAATCCGGCGCGGCGAACCTTCGTCTCCACCTATTCACTGGGCGCTGCCACACAGAACGCCCGCATGCATTTTGCGGCCAACACCGACAACCCTGTCACCGTCCCGTTCCTTCAGGACGGCTTCATTTCCGCCCTTTAGCCCGAGGCACCCATGAGAATTGATGAGAAGAAAACCTATGACGTCAAATTGAAACGGCCAGTGACGCTCGGACCGTTTCGGTATCGACCACTCAACGAAATCGAAATGTCCGGCTCGGTTTTGAAAACCGTCATCGAGCAGGAAGGGGAGGATGTCATTGACTACGCCAACGCGCGATAATCGCTACCAGCTTCCCTCTTGGCCTCCTATCGAGTTCACGGTGGACCTGTGGAACGCGGTAATGGGCGACCTTGCCGATCGCGTCACCGATCGTGAGCAGCTTGAAGCCACCTTCGAGACATTGAAGGCACAGGGTATTCAGGCCTCGCTTGACTACATTCAGATCAACGTCGCGCCGCAGATCGTAAATCTGCAGCAGTCCATTACGCTGGCCCAAAACCAGATTGATCAGATCATTATTGGCGGCAAGGCACCGGATGCACTCAAGTTCGGCGGTCAATTGCCAGCCTACTACGCGACGGCAAGCGCTCTCGCTGACGGCCTCGCGGGCAAAGTGCCAACCACCCGCAAGGTCAACGGCAAGGAACTGTCTGGTGATGTGACCTTGGCTAAAGGTGATGTCGGGCTTGCCAATGCCGACAACACCTCCGATAAGGACAAGCCGGTCAGCGACTTACAGGGGGCTGCTATTGATGCGGTTGCACAGTCGGCGTCCACGAAGGCCAGCAGGCGTAATCGCCACCTCAACCCCGCTTTTCAAGTCTGCCAAGATCGCGCGGCAGGGGCAACGATTGATGTCGCTTCGGCACTTTACATCTTTGACGGCGTTTTTCTGAACAGTACAGGTGGCGGCGTATTGAGGGCGGCTCAGGCGGTAGCTGAAACTCCGGGTGGTTCGCGGCACAGGTTTCGCGCAACTGTCGTTACGGCAGATGCCGCGTATGGCACTAGCGATTATTACGGCGTTGCGTTCAATATCGAGGGTCACGATGTTGCCGATCTAAAGTTCGGCACAGTAGGTGCGCGACCGTTCACATGGCGTGGTGTGGTTAAGCTTCCACAAGGTACTTACGGCCTTTCGTTCACTAACAATCAAGCCGCCTCCATGTCGTATGTGAAGATGTTCACTGTCACGGCGGCGGAGGCGAACAAGGATAAGTTGGTGACGGCCGTAGTTCCGGGCTGCACGGCGGGTACTTGGATTAAAGACAATACTGGTGTCGGCTTGTCAGTGCGAATTACATTCGCCAGCGGAAGTAACTTCATCACCAATCAGGAAGGTGAATGGATCAACGGCAACTTCGTCGGTACGGCGGCGCAGAGCCCGGCAGTCGGCACGGTGGGTAATGTCTTCGAGGTTGCTGATATTGGATTTTATGAGGGCAACAACCTTCCAGAATGGGAATTGCCTGACGCAAAGGCCGTCTATCGTGATTGCCTTCGGTATTTCGAAATCGGGGAGGCGACGTTCAACGCTTACGTACCTGGGCCAAACTGGACTTATGGCGTCAATATCGGCTTCGCTGAAAAGAAGAGGGTTGTCCCAAACATGTCCTCAAACGTGCTGGAGGGAAGCTTTTCTGGCGTTGATCCAAAGACGCATGAAAGTTTCTATCACTACATGCAGAGCAACGGCGGGAACAATTACAGCCGCATCTATTGGACGGCGAACGCGAGGCTTTGATTATGATTACCGAAATCAGACTTACAGCGCCACCTCCGTCTACAGCCGCGAAAATTGTAATGTCGGACGGAACGGAATGGTCGGATGATCTTTCCCTGCCAGCCGACAGCCACATTAGACGTATGCGGGATGAGTGGCTTGCGGCGGGCAACGTCCCCGTCGCCTTTGTTGCGCCCATGCCCGTTGCTCCGCCGATCCCTCGACTTGGCTTCTGGCTGGCCGCCGCTGAAATCGGGGTCACGAAAGCAGGCGTGAAAGCTCATATCGACGCCATGCCTGACGGCGTCGAAAAGCAGCAGGCGATTGTTTATTTCGAGGACGCGCAGCTTTATCGCCGCACAGACCCGCTGTTGAACCAGATGGCCGAACTCGAAAACATCACGCAAGACCAGCTTGACGACCTCTGGACGTGGGCTCTCGCGAACTACGCCTGACCGGATGGACAGGCGGCCGTAAATAGGTCATTAAATAGGCTTCAAGGGCGGCTTCAAACCGCCCTTTTTCTTTGTGCTGACACCTGTCAGCCCGGCCGAAAGCAGGCTGCGCCATATCGTGTCCCCAAGCTGAAATTTAACTGCACGCAGGGACCCGCTTATGTCTGGCACCACGGATTTCGTCGGCGTACGCCGGTTTTCCAATCTTCGTTCGACTGTCGCAAAGATCGATACTCGCGACAGTACCAAAATCGGCATTGTTGCGCCGGCACCCACAGCCGACAACGTCGCCTTTCCGCTCGATGAACCTGTCAAGCTTTCCCTCGACAATGTCGAGCAGGTTGCGAAGCTTGGCACAGGCGTCGTTCGCGACACCGTCGACCAGCTCCTGTCGGAAGGGATTGTCACCGATCTCGCGTTTGTCCGGACGCAGCATTCAACCGCTCCAGCGCCGGCTGACAAGCTCTCCGAAGAGACCAACCACATCGTTGGTTCCGCCGGCGCAAAAACCGGTATGTACGCGTTGCTCGACGCCAAGAGCGAGCTGAAGATCGAGCCGGGCCTCAT